CGGTGGCCAGCCATTCGAGCCTGACGCCCGTGGCGCGGGCCAGCGAAACCAGCGCTGAGGACGGCAATTCTCGGCCTGCGCGATATCGGTGGAGGGTGCTGAGATACATCTCCGCCCGGCGCGCCACGGCACTGGGACCACCAGCCTGGGCAATGGCCAGTTCCAGTCGGGGAGCCAATTCCCCGAATGGGGGCGCCTCATTTTCGCTTCCACCTTCCGGCCCGGAAGGTGGAACTGGGCTTCCACCTTCTTTTTTCGGTTCCACCTTCGGTTTTTCCTCAATGATAACAGTCATTTAAGGTATTTTCTGAGAAAAATTCCCAAATGGGGAAGGTGGAACAAGAAAACGCTTGACGGTGCTTCCCATTTGGGGAAATATGATTTTACCAAACGGCAAAACCGACCACCCAAAGGCACCCCTGTTGCGCGCTAAACCCATCACGAAACCCTCCGCAGATTGGCACCCTGAGGACATTAAAGCGGCCATCCGGAAAACCGGCATGACGCTTTCTGACCTCAGCCGCGCGGCTGGCTTTTCTGAGGGTGCCGCCAAGCGCGCGCTGCTGATCCCCTGGCCCCGGATGGAGGCCGCGATTGCTGCGCGCCTTGGCCGCGAGCCCCACGAAATATGGCCCAGCCGATACTCGCCTGACGGGCGACCCATGGCTGGGCTGCATATCAGGCGCACCAGAACGGTAGCCCCTGCCACCCCACCCCGCAACGTCAGAAAAGAGAGAACCAGTGAACAACGCGCCTATGCTTGAATACGATATCGAGATGATCGGGGTTGATCAAATCTCGGTCGAGGACCGCCTGCGGTCCGTGAACCCGGACCATGCCGCGCTGATCGCGGAGAGCTTCCGCGCCAATGGCCAGATGACGCCGATTGAGGTGCGCCGCGACGGAAAAGGAAAATTCATTCTGGTGGCCGGCGCGCACCGGCTGGCAGCGGCCAAGCTGGCCGAAATGGGTGAGATTTCCGCCACGGTCATTGATGCCGATGAAGACCAGGCGCGGCTGCGCGAAATTGATGAGAACCTATGCCGCCGCGACCTGACCGAGCTTGACCGGGCGGCCTTCCTGGCCGAACGCAAGGTGGTCTGGGCAAAGCTAAATCCGGAAGCCATTGTTTTTAAAAACAAAAAATCGCGGACAAATTTGTCCACGATTGGGACTTTCGCCGAAGAAGTGGCCGAAAGGTTGGGGCTTTCGCGGCGGTCAATTGACCGCGCGATCAATCGCCATAACGCGCTTGTTGCCGAAGTCAGGGCCACCCTGGCCCATTCCCGATGGGCGGATAATGGATCAGTGCTGGATGGCCTTGCCAAGCTGGCGCCAGAGGATCAGCGCAAAGCGGCTGAGGCCCTGACCCGCGAAGAAGGCCCCGCCCGGAACCTTGCCGCCGCCATCGCGGAATTCACCCCTCGGCCCAAAGGCGCCGCCGCCGCAGAAGCCGCGCAGGAATATGACCGCCTGATCAGCGCCTGGCGGAAGGCCCGACAGGCAGCGCGCCGCCGCTTCATCGACTTCCTGGTCGCCGAGGGCGAAATCGGGGTGGAGAAATGATGCAAGCCCGCCGCCTGCTGCGCGCCGCGCTGGGTGGCGCGGCCTTTGCCGGGTGCATCCTTGGCATCTTCTGGTTCGGGTCACTGGTCTTCGTGGCCGCTGGCATCAAGCCCTGAGGCTCGGCGATGGTGCGGCACCCCGGACAGCCTGACCTTTTGGATTGGCAGCCGCCAGAGGCGGTCACGCGCTTCAAGGAAGAACAGGTGCGCGCCGCCAGCTTCGCCGCCCGCGTTTCCCGCGCGGTGGCGGTGGCGCTGGCCGATGCGGATGTGGACCGCGAAACCATCGCCGCGCGCATGTCCACCTTTTTGGGTGAGCGTGTTTCGCCCGCCATGCTGGATGCCTATGCCAGCCAGGCGCGCGAAGACCACCGGATCAGCGTGCCGCGGCTGATGGGCTTGCTGCATGCCACGCGCGACCGTCGGCTTTTGGAATTGCTCGCGGAGCCCATGGGCTGGGCGGTGATCGAACGCCGCCACCTGCCGCTGATCGAGGTCGCGGCCATCCGTGAACATGAAGATGAATTGCGCCGGCGCCGGGAATTCCTGATGCGGTCGGCCAGGAGCGGCGCATGTTGAACCCCGCGCAAACAGATCGCTGGTTCACGCTGGCCGAATTGGCCGCGCTTGACCTGCCCGGCATTCCGAACACGCGGCGCGGGCTGGCCATGCAGGCAGACCGCGAAGAATGGAACCATGAAGCCGCCGAAGGCCGGTTGTGGCGCCGCAGGCAGGGCCGTGGTGGCGGCATTGAATACTGGATTGGCGTGCTGCCCAGCTTCACGCAGGCGAAGCTGCTGGCCAAGGAAGCGGCGCAGAACCCCGCCCCCGCGCGCGATACCGCGCTGCGCCAATTGAGCGATGAGGCCGCGTGGCAGGGTTATGACCGCGCCGCTGATAAGCACAAGCAAAGTGCGGCGAAGCGCGTAGCCGCGCTGGATGCGGTTGAGACGCTGGTGGCGCAGGGCAGATCGCGCACCGTCGCCATTATGGAAGTGGCCGCGACGCATGATGTTTCCCGCACCGCGATTTATGCATGGGCAGCGCTGGTGGATGGTGTGCCGCGCGCGCATTGGCTGGCGCGGCTGGTGCCGCAATACGTGGGCGCCAAGGGCCCGCGCGCTGCCTGCGCCGATGATGCCTGGGAATGGTTGCGCGCGCGGTATCTGCTGCCGAACCGCCCGACCTTCGAGGCCTGTTGGCGGGATTTGCAGCAGGTGGCCGTGCAAAAGGGCTGGCAATTGCCATCCGCCCGCACGCTGCGCCGGCGCATTGATGCGCTGCCCGCGACAGTGGTGGCCTGGCATCGCGAAGGGCCGGACGCGACAGACCGGATGTTCCCCGCGCAGCGGCGCGACCGGTCGCACCTGCATGCGCTGCAATGGGTGAATGCGGATGGTCATAAATTCGATGTCTTTGTGAAGTGGCCAGATGGCACCGTGGCGCGGCCCATGGCGGTGTTCTTCCAGGATTTGTATTCGGGCAAGCTGCTGACCTGGCGCGTGGCGCAGGCCGAAACCGGCGACACGTTCCGGCTGGCCTTCAGTGATGTGGTCGAAAAATACGGCATCCCCGGCGCGGTGACGATTGATAACACGCTGGCCGCCGCGAATAAGACCATGAGCGGCGGGTTGAAGCGGCGCTTTCGCTTCCGCGTGCGCGAAGAAGAACCGCTTGGCATCTTCGCATCGCTGGGTGTCGCCGTGCATTGGGCGAAGCCGTTCTCAGGCCAATCAAAACCGATTGAGCGCGCCTTTGGCGATTTGGCGCGCGATGTGGCGCGGCACCCGGCCTTTGTTGGTGCCTGGACCGGCAATAAACCAACCGACAAGCCGCATGATTACGGCAAGAAATTTGTGCCGCTGGCGGAATTTCTGGCGGTGCTGGAACCGGCCATCGCCGAACATAATGCCCGGCCTGGTCGCAGTGCGCTGAATTGCCGTGGCCGGTCCTTCGATGACACTTTTGCCGAAAGCTACGCCACCGCGCCGATCACGCGCGCGACCGAAGCGCAGCGCCGCATCTTCCTGTTGGCGGCGGAAGAAGTGCGCGTCAGGCGCGATGGCACGATCCATCTTTTGGGCAATCGGTACCATGATGCGCGGCTGGTGGAGCTGCGTGGCCGCAACGTCGCGCTGCGGTTCGACCCGGACAAGCTGCATGCGCCGGTGCATGTGTATCTGGCGAATGGCGATTACTTCTGCACCGCCGAATGCTGGGCTGATCAGGGCTTCGGCGATACGGACGCCGCGCGCCGCACCGCGAGTGCCGTGCGCCTGCGCCGGCGTGGCCTGAAGCTGCTGGCGGATGCCGAAGCGCGCATCAGCGCCGAACAGCTTGCGCGCGATATCGCCGCTGCCCAGCGCGACATTCCAGACCCACCCGCACCGCAGATTCTGCGCCCGCTTTTCCGTGGCGCGGTGGCGCTGAAACCCAAGCATGAAACGGAGGAAGAAACATCGGAAGCGCGGTCCGAACGACTATTCGTGGCAGCGCGCGCCAGCATGCGACAGGGCCAGGCGCCCGCGCATCTGCGCGTGATCAGCCATGACGATCCCGAGGCGTAACCCTCGGTTCTCCCCAAACCAAGGAATGATTATGAGCGACCAAATTATTGACGTGGACGACATGGATGCGCTGCGCCAGCGCATTCGCAGTGCCATGAAAGAACGCGGCCTGGCGATGACCGATGTGGCGCGCCAGGTGGGTGTTCCGTACGGCACCTTCAGCAGCTGGATGGGCAATACCTATCGCGGCAGGCTGGGGCCGATTGGTGAAAAAGCAAGCCAATGGCTGGATGGCCAGCAAGCCGCGGATCGCACCCGCGCGCTGGCGCCGAAAGCGCCTGGCTTCCTGCCGACGCCGACCGCAGAGGCCATTCTGGCCACGCTGGAACACGCGCAATTCATGCCGGAATTCGTGGTGATCACGGGCAGCCCTGGTGTGGGCAAAACCAGCGCGGGCCGCGCCTATGCACAGCGCAACACCAATGTGTGGCTGATCACGGCTGAGCCCACCATGTCCACCCCGCGTGCGGTGCTGGAATATTTGGCGGAAGCGATTGGCGTGCCTTCGCGCGGCATGTCCACCCAGCAGCTTTCACGCAGCCTGACCCGGCGCATGACAGGTAGCCAGGGGCTGATCCTGATTGATGAAGCGCAGCATTTGACCAGCCAGACGCTGGATCAGCTTCGCATGTTCTACGATTTGGCCGATGTTGGCATGGCGCTGATGGGCAATGAGTCCGTGCATGCGCGGCTTGAAGGTGGCGCGCGCGCCGCACAATTCGCGCAGCTATTTTCGCGCGTCGGCATGCGGCTGGCGCGCCCGCGCGCGCTGAAGGGCGATATCGAGCAATTGATGGACGCCTGGGATATCGCCGGCAAGGGCGAACGCGCGCTGCTGGCGCAGATTGCCAAGCGCCCCGGCGCGCTGCGCAACCTGACCAAGGTGCTGCGCATGGCCCACATGTTGGGCAGTGCTGAGGGCGCGGAAGCGGTGGCTGAGACGCATATCAGCATGGCGTGGGAGCGCCTTTCTGCCGGCGCGCCGCTGATGGCTGAGGCCGCATAATGACGCCCGGCGCCTTGGCTGATCTGCGCACCCAGGTGGACCTGCTGAGCCGCCGGGTGCGCGCGCTTGAAACCAATACGCGCGACCTATTCACCGCGCCGCCACCGGTTGCGATCAGTGACGTGATCGAAGCGGTGGCGGCGGAATTTCAAGTGACCGCGCTGGCCATCACTTCCTGCCGCCGCGACCGCCAGGTGGTGCTGGCGCGGCAGGTGGTGATCAACCTGTGCATCGAAGTCATGAACATGACTGTCTCACGCGTGGCGCGCGCCTTTTCGAAGGACCGCGCGACGGTGCGGCACGCCTTTCATGCGGTTTGGACGCATGAAGCGCGCGACCCGAACTTTCGGTCGCGCATGGAATCTCTGCGGTGGAAGCTGAAGCACGCCGCGCCCCATCCCACATCTCCAAAGAAGGAAGCCCACAATGGCTAAGAACAAGCGCGCGGCGGAGACCGCGACGCCACCCAAGCATCGCGATGAAGCGGAAGCCTATCTGGAACAGATCGGCATTATCCAGCGCGAAATCCAATTGAACAAAATGGCGCTGGCGGAGGCCATCGCGAATGTGACGGCTGAAATCGAAGCATCCAGCGCGAAGCTGACGGAAGAACATGACCGGCTGTTCCGTGGCCTGCAATTGTGGGCGGAAGCAAACCGCCACGCCCTGACCGATGGCGGGAAAACCAAGACCGTGCGGCTGGGCAATGGTACCATCGCGTGGCGGCTGGCACCGCCTTCCGTGCGGATTAAGCTGCCCGATATGGCGCTGCGCTTCCTGATTGAAAATGGCCGCGAGGAATTCCTGCGCCGCAAGATTGAGATCAACCGCGAAGCGATGCTCGCGAGCCCTGATCTGGCATCTGAGACGCCCGGCGTGCTGATCAAAAGCGCGGGCGAAAGTTTTGTGGTTGAACCCGTAGGCCAGAAGGAAATAGCGGCATGAGCAACAACACCCAACCCCTTGACCAGGTGGTCAAGCGCATTGTCGCCGCCGCCTTCGATGCCGGCGTAGCCGCCGCCACGCGCCCGCGCGCGGAACGCGAAGCGCAGCGCCTGGATCAGGCAGGCTACGCCGCCATCATGATCTGCGCGCAGGCGGAAGCGGCGCGGGTGAAGCCTGCGAATGAGAATGCTGCATGATCCGTCACCTTAAAATCGCCGCCGCGCTGGTCCTGGCGCTCGCCGCGCCAGCCGCTGCCGAAGGCCCACGCGTGATTGATGGCGACACCATCGTCCATCGCGGCCAGACCATTCGCATCATGGGCCTGGATGCGCCGGAAAAGCATCACCGCTGCCTGGAAGAAAAGGTACTGGCCGAACGCGCACGCGCGCGGCTGGAGGAGCTGCTGGCCGATGGCTTTCGCGTTGAAGCGCATGGGCGAGACCGCTATGGCCGCGTGCTGGCCGTGGTGTTCGATGCGCGCGGCATGAATGTCGCGAATGTGCTGATCGTGGAAGGGCTCGCGCGCCGGTACAATGGCCGTGGCCCGCGTGAGCTTTGGTGCTGAACCATGCAGCGCGCCCTTTTTCCCAAAGATGGCCTGCCGAAGCATCTGCGTGCTCACTTCGATGATTTCTGGGCGGCGTATCCGCCGCGCAAACCAAACCCGCGCGCGCTGGCTGAAGTGGCCTATGCGCGTGCTGTGAAGGAAGGCGTATCGCCTTTTGATCTGGCACACGCCGCTGCGCGCTTTGCCCATGAAGTCCGCGCGCAACGGATTGACGCGGCCTTCGTGGTGCATGCCGCGACCTTTCTGCGCCAGCGGCGGTATCTGGATTACCTAACGGTGCCGGCGCCAGAAGCAGCGCCGCAGGAGATAAATGAAGACCATTTCCTGCGCGCCCCGCTGCGTGGGCGGATCGGTGACACCGAATTTCGGCGCTGGATCATGCCGCTTCTGTTGGGTCTACATGATCCGGGCGAGAAAGCCATTATTGCGGCACCTTCGGCCTTTCATCGTGATTGGGTGCGCGGCCAATTCGGCGCCGAAATCCGTGAGGCACTGCGGGTGCGTGTGCTGGAAATTCTTGTGGCTCCGCCTGTGCGTAGAAGACAGACCGAAGAGGCCGCACCAGAGGCGCCCGGATTTTACACATGGCGGACCGCACCATGATGCCCCGCACCGTTGACCGGCACTGGCAGGAATTGGTGGCGCAGGCGGACGCGCAAGACATCCGCGACTTGGCGATGCTCGCGCTTGAAATGCGCACGGCGCAGCAGCGGTTTTTCGCCGACCGTCAGCATTTGCACCTGATGCAGGCCAAAAGCGCAGAGAGGGACTTCGACAATCACGTGAAGCGCCTGCGCGCGCCTCAGCGGGGGCTTGGCCTATGACCCAGGACCGCAAGCAGATGATCGCCAAAATCCATCTGGCGAAGAAGCAATTGGCGCTGGCCGAGGAAAGCTACCGCGCCATCCTCGAGCGCATCACGGGCCTGGACAGTGCGGGCAAGATGCGGGTGGACCAATTGGATGCAGTGCTGCGCGAATTTGCCCGGCTGGGCTGGCGCCCGAAGCCTGCCGCCAAGCGCAGCGCGCAACCGCAAATCCGGATGATCCACGCCGTGTGGGCCGATATCTGCAAGCTGCAAGGCCGGGGTGATGCAGAGGCACTGCGCGCCTTTGTGCGCCGGCAGACGAAGACGGAAGCGCACCCGGAAGGCGTGGACAGCGCCGAATTTCTGACCGCCGCCATGGCGAACCGCGTGCTGGAAGGGCTGAAGGCCTGGCGCGGGCGGTTGATGAAGGAGGCCGCGTGATGAATGCTCCGCGCCCCAATACGCGCCTGGATAACCTGCTTCAGGAATTCAAGCGGCTTGCAGGACAGGGGCTGCCCATGCCGCGCGTAACGGATATCGCGCGCGTGGTCGGTGTACCCTACAACGATATCTATCGGCTGCTCGATCTGGGCCAGGACCGATGCATCTGGACATTGGAACGTGATGGCGGGAGCATCATCGCGATCCGCGCTACCCAGGGCGATTGGAAGCTTGACTGTTCCATGCGGCGGAATGCGGTTTCCGCCCATTCCATGCGCCGCTACCGCGATAAAACGACAGAGGCGCTTTCGCGCAAGTGCCTACGCTGCCGCGAGGTGTTCCTTTCCGCCCATATCGGAAACCGCCTATGCGTTCCGTGTAACGCCTACGCGGTGCAGGCCGCGCCATGAGCTACCGCGCGTGGCGCCACCGGCAAAGGCTGCGGCAATGGCGCCGGGTGCTGGCCCGGCTGCCGGCGGCTGAGCGGCTACTGGCAGCGCTCAGCCTGAAGGTGTGGCGGTGATGTCAGCGGCGCTGAAGATCGCGCGTGGCATCACGCTCCATCTGAATGCAGGAATTGAGCATGAAGTAGCTGAGGGAGCGAATGGTCTCCCCCTGGCGAATGCAGGTTCGGCGCGATCCGGGCGAGGCACTTTCCCAATCGCGACGCAGGATGTTCAGCGCGCGGGCTTCGGCATCCATGCAGCTACGCAGCATGACGGCGCTTTCACTGCCGATCATGCGGTTCTGCCTTTCGCAATGCTCGCGGGCATTCCAGTCTGGCAAAGCGGGTTCGGTTTGGGCATGGGCGGTCGAAATCATCAGTGCTGTGAACAGGCTGAAAAGCATGGCGCGGCGCATCGTTGTTCCTCCGTTGAAACGCTGCCCTTTATCACCCAACCGGCACCTTGCGCGCAAGCATTTCCGCAATGATCAAATGCTCGCTGCCCGCCCCGGCTGAAATCCATTGGCTGACGAAGATCATCGGCGCGGATGCAGCGCTCAGCATGATTGAAACGCATGGCGGGACGCGGGTTTATGTGCCCAAAGATATCAATCAGAATTCCGCCGCGCGGCTGGCCTTACCACTGCCGGAAGCGCGCCGCCTGGGGGAAGCCTTCGGCGGCGAACATATCCCTGTACCCATCGCGCGCGCCTGGCGCGTGCGGATGTATCGCGCGGCGGGCCTCACCTATCCGGCCATTGCGCGCAAGCTTGGCATCACGGAACGCGCCGTCGGGCGCATCCTGACTGATGCGGGCCTGACAACCTCTCAGGGTGATCTTTTTCGCTAAGTGATGCGGACGCATGTCCGCATGACCTGATCGCCGCGCGCGCGCGAATGTGCGCGGCATGACGGACGACGCCCTTCCCGACCTTTTACTGCCGCGCGACCATGAACGCCTCAAGGGCGTGCACCCCGATTTGGTGCAGGTGGTTCAGGTGGCGCGGCAATTCACGCCCTTCATTGTGCTGGAAGGGCTGCGCACGCCGGCGCGGCAAGCCAGGCTTGTCGCCGAAGGTGCATCCCGCACGCTGAACAGCCGGCACATCACCGGCCATGCGGTGGACCTTGGGTATTGGCTGGATGATGGCGATGGCGTTCCGGAAAATGGCGAAGTGCGCTGGGATTGGCCGCTGTATCACAAG